TAACCGACTTCGGTTATATCTATTTACGTCGAACGCTACTGCTCATTTATGGAGAGAAATATCAGTGGGCGCGGCTTCAGCTCATAAAGTAGATGGCTCAATGTGGAACGATTCCCTAGCGCCCGCTATGCCTTTAGTTGTCCCTAGTGACTGGACGCTTCAATGTTCTATTCATTCAGCTAACGTTATTAACATATTCGGAGTGGGTGGAGATTACTAATGCCTACCATTTTAGATCCAAATAGTATGAACAAAGTGATGCCAGGTAAGGGGAGACCTTTATCTAGTATCGACCTTGGCTATAAGTATCCGAATAAGCTTAACTTAAGGCCTGGTCATAAGTTCCATCAAACTTTACTCGATCAGGTCCTACAGTATGCTAGGGACTCCTATACTCAGGTATCTCGTCGCCATGCTGACTGGAATGAAATTGACCGGGTTCTTAAGTCCTATACCTATCTACCAACTCTCGGATCTAAGAGTAAAAAGTCTAGAGATGAAAAGGGTGTACAGGAAGATGAGATGCGCAGGATTATCATGCCTGTCTCTCAAGTTATTCTAGACACACTCTTAACCTATTTCACTTCAGCGTTCATCAGAAACCCAGTTTTCACTTATGAGGGAACAGGACCTGAAGATGTTCTTGGATCACTTCTAATGACTGAGTTAGTCCAGGGTCATGTTCATAAAAATGCTGTTCCTCTTTCTCTCCATACTAGTTGGAGGGATATGTTTGCCTACGGCGTCGGTTATGCTTCTCCAAGATGGGAGACTCAACTGGGTCGTAGAATAGAGATGCAGCCTACTGGCTTCTTTGATAATATTGCTTCATTCTTCCAAACTGGCTCACAGAGAGGTCAATCTGAATATAAAGTTCTCTATGAAGGAAATATGCTTGATAATATTGATCCTTATCTGGCTTTACCTGATCCTTCTGTCTCAGCGCATGAAATAAATAAGGGAGAGTATTTCGGCTGGTTAGATGAAGATGTTCTATCCGTAATGTTAAGGAATGAAGATACGAACAACTGGTTCAATGTTAAATATTTGAGGGAGATGGGTGGTTCCCTTACCTCTTCTATATATAATAGAGGGGAACGGAACAAACGTCAGCATTACACACAATCCACTAGTAATCCAGTTGATATAATCTGGATGTACATTGATCTGATTCCTCGAGATTGGAAACTAGGGAAAAGTAGAGATCCAGAGACCTGGGTGTTCGGAGTCGCCGCTGACACTATTATTATAGAAGCTAAGCCCCTTGATCTAATTCATGGAAAGATTCCCGTGGTTGCCGGTGCTCCTGACTTTGATGGTTATAGCGCTATGCCAACTAGTCGCCTTATGTCTATTGAGGAGCTACAAATGCTCGTGGACTTCCTCTATACAAGTCATGTGGAAAATGTCAGAAGAGTTATCAATGATAATCTCGTTGTTGATCCTAGCCTTGTTAATATACATGATATCAACACCAATAAACCTGGAAAGATTATTAGAGTTAGGAAGAGAGGTTGGGGTCTTGGAGGTATTAAGGATAATGCTATTTTCCAATTAGATGTTAAGGATGTAACTCAGGGAAATATCCAAGATGCTGCATTCTTAATGGAACAGGCTAAAGGTGCAACGAGCACAATGGATCAGCTGGGTGGAACTCTTGCTCCTCGTACGTCTAGGGTCAGTGCGAGTGAAGCTCAGGGTGTTCGACTTTCTGGCTTATCCCGTCTAGAGCGTCCTGCTCAAATAGTAAGCCATCAGTTTATGCTTCCTGTTGCTAGAATGTTTGCGTCTAATGTTCAACAGTTTATGACGGAGGAGACATTCGTTAAGGCTACTGGTGAGTTAGCACAGCGTTTATCGGAAGAGTTTGGAATCCCTATTGATAGAGAAAGGACTCCAGTTAGTCCTGAGCAACTGATTATCAATTATGATGTCATGGCTCACGACGGCGTGGTTCCCGGAAAAGAGGATATTCAGGTCTGGGTTGAACTTTATCAAGTTATGGCTCAGAATCCTGATCTTGCTCAGCATTTTGATATGCAAAGAATTTTTACGCACATAGCTAGACAAATGGGTGCTACCAATGTTGACGGCTTCGTGCGGCGTCCTCCTCCTCAAGTAATGGAGGATGAAGAGGTTGTTTCCGAAGTAGATAAAGGAAATCTGGTTCCTACAAATGGGCAGGTATAGTGGAATACTAAGTATCCTCCCTAGGTATGAGGGTGATATTGAGATGGAGTTATTCTTAGGACAACAAAACCTTGTTCTTCTAGAAGGACTTAAATCAGCTCTATTGGGCGGAGCTGGACTCAGCACTGCTACTACGACAGTAGCTTTAGTTACCCTTTCAGGGACGACATTGGCTAACGCCACTTTAGCTTACGTGTCAGGAACGGTTGGGCGTTACGAAGGGACTCTCCCCGTCGTTTCCAGCCTAGTGGAGGGTACTGAGTATCTAGCCCACATTAAAGTATTAAGTGCAGCGACAACAGTTGCTTTTTGGAAGTTTCGAGCTACCGCAATAGAACGGAGATAATGATGCCTATTTTCACGGAAAAGCCAAAATGGATTCTGAAATCCAAGACTATTATAGGAGCAATCCTGATGGTTCTGCCAGTAATCTTGGGTCCTATAGGTTTTGATTTCACTTTCATTCAGGAGTTCCTAGGGGGAGCACTGGATGAAGGTTCATTCACGATTGGTACTCTGCTGAATATAGCAGGAAGATACACTGCCAATTCAAAGGTAACGCTCTGGCCTCCTGGAGATGGTGGGTGAAAAAGGTTCTGGTTATAGTCGTCCTGGGTGTCTTACTTATTGCAGCTGGAGCGATTATTGCTAGAGCTTATTGGCCAAGGCTGATTGAAACACCTGGAGAGATAAGATATGTTGATAAAGATATTACAAGAAGAGACACCGTTACAGTTACCAGATTCGACACAAGAACCATTTTCAAGGAAATTGAAAAACTTGTCAAAGATACCATCTATGTCCCTGTTGGCTTCTCAGGAATCGGAATCATCTCCCCCACGCCCATCAAATTTAGCCGGGGAAACGTTGTCCTTACCTACTTCGGACTCAGAGACAGCGCATTCGTCCAAGATAGATTTAGAGTTCCTAGACCAAACTTTGGCTACTATCTGTCTACGGTTACAGGATATAATCCATTCAATCAACGGCTTGAGATTGGATTTGAGGCAGCTGCCAGATGGAGAGGATTTACCGCGTATACCAGGATCTCAACAACTATGACACATAGCGACCTGACAATCGGACTTAGAATCAGATTGAAAGGAAATGAATAAGTATTCGTTCAATAATTGAACGATTCTAAAATGACCCCCATTATGCCTGACGTTGAAATAGTAGACTACAAATTTAAACCTGCAGGTTCGATCAATGAACTTAGGGATTTTCAGCAAGGTCATATATGGAAGGACATTGTTAAATATCTTGAGTTCCACCAAACTGGTGCTTTGGTCACTTTGAAAACTGAACTGGATCACAGACTTGTCTTACAGGCACAAGGCGGTATGGAAGTAGCTGATACAGTAATTGGTCTCATTGACGAAATGATCCAGTGGGCTGAGGATGATAACCTATTAGCAGGTGATGATGATGACTAAAGAGAGCAAAGGACAAGAGGAAATGGAGACCACTGGTGACACTCCTGATGAAGGTCAGAAGGGCCAGCTGGATGATTTCTTCGAGGATTTTCAGGGTGCTATTTCTTCTGCCGGTTCCGGGGAGAAGGAAGAGAAGAGTCCTGAGAAGGAGGAAGAGAAAGTAGCTCCTATCACGGATGAGAAAGAGGAAGAGGAAGAGGAAGCGGAAAAGAAAAAGAAGAGGAAGATGATACATCCGAGGAAGGGGAAACTGAAGAGGAGGAAAGTGAAGACTCTGAAGAGGAGGAAGAAAGTTCTGAGGAGGAGGAGGCCACAGAAGATGATAGGATCGAAATGATTGCTATGCGAGCTGAAATGGCTGAGCAGCGAGCACTCATTGAGCAACTAACATCACACGGAATAACAAAGGAAAAGGAACCTAAGGTTCCAAAAATTGAAATTGATCCTGATACTTTGGTGACGGAGGATGAAGCGAGGGAGCTTCTTACCAACCCGCACGAGACTCTCAAAAAGATACTCGCTCGTACTTACACGAAGGGTAGAGAGGATACGTTGAAGGATATTCCAGCGTTAGTGGAATCTGCCGCCGGGCGTCAACAGGCGCTTACTCAAGCCAGAGAGAAATTCTTTAGCGAGAATGACGACTTGGTCGAGGCAGCAAAAAAGACTCCAGCAGTAGGTCGCCTGATCCGTTTGACAGCTGATAAGGTTCAAGCGACCAATCCTGACTGGACAGTTGAAAAAATCTTCGATGAGACAGCAGTGCAGGTTAGGGGAGCCCTTAAGCTGACGAAAAAGGCTCAGAAGATAGAGAAGAAGGTAACGACAGGGAAAAAGAAAGCAAGTCAGATTAGCAAACCAAGAAGTCGCCGCAAAGCGCCTCCTGGTGGGAAGACTGACAAAAGGAGTGGGCTCGATAAGGAGTTAGATGAGATGATGGAAAGTCTGAACGTCTAACTGTAACAAAAACAGCAACATAGCGGAGTGAGACTATGGAATTCGATGCGATCATGGATCGGCAGAGCCCTGACAAGAAGCTGTTTATCTCAGCGGGGAGTGATATATCGCTCACGTTGAATCAGCGTCACGTCTTCGTGGCAGGAGCCTCTGGGCCGCAAACGTTCGTCCGGTTACCAAATGTGGGAGAAGCTGAAGGGTACCCACCTTTCATTCTTTCTGTCACGACCGTACCCGCGACGACTGGAGCAGCCGTTAAAGTCTTCTACAACAATGGAGGAACCTCTGCGCTTTCAACAGCACTTAACACAACTGGAGTTGAGCTATCGTTTAAGAGCGCAGGAATCGTCTGGTCTTTCGTAAGATCTAGCTAGACGCTCTAGTGTTGAGAAGACACTTGTTAATTTAATCAGTCAAAAGAGGATTAACCAATGGCTGCATTTCTTGGAATGAGAGGAGACGGAGATTGGGTAACCAACCAACGTCCAGAAAATTGGAGGCAGATGATAATGCTTCTGTACCCGAATGGCTCAGCGCCGCTCACAGCGATTCTGAGTATGCTGGGTGCAGAATCAACAGATGATCCAACTTATCACTGGTGGACAAAGGATCTTCCTGCACAGGGAGGAGCTGTCACCAATGTCTTCACTGATGCGGGTCTATCAGCTGCTGCCGCAACCAGCGAATACGCTGTTAATGTCACACTCTACTTTCAATTGGCCGAGGCTGTTGCGGACGAGTTCCGTGAGGGCCATCAGGCCATGGCTCAGAAGGGTAGTGACTATAACTTTGCCTATGTCGGCAAGGTTACAGATGTTGTAAAGAATGGGGCGAGTAGCTACATAGCACTTCGGTTGCTTGAAGCTGTGACCTCGACCTACCCTATTGACAGCACAGATTTCCTAGATGTCATAGGAAACATGAATCCTGAAGGCGCCACAATGCCGAATGCGATTGCCTATGACCCAGTTGAGTTCTTCAACTATACGCAGATCTTCAGAACACCACTGAGCATCACGCGTACAGCTCGAAAAACTCGACTGCGTACAGGTGATGGCTACCAGGAAGCCAAACGTGAAGCGTTGGAGCTTCATGCAATCGAGATGGAGAAAGCATTTATGTTTTCTGTTCGTTCTACTGGAACGGGCTCGAATGGCAAGCCTGAGCGTTCAACCTGGGGTCTCAGGGATTTCATCCTCACGAATGCTACATCCAATGTTAGCAACTATCAGACCTCACCTGGTTTTGGTGGTGTGAGTTGGACAGCTGCTGCAGGTGGGATCAAGTGGCTCAATGAGAAACTTGAGATCATCTTCCGTCATGGCTCGAATGAGAAGCTTGGTCTGATCGGTAACCAAGGGTTGCTTGGTCTGAACAGGCTCGCTCAGGCAGACGCCTCAATCAACATTACGCCGCTAACTGTGTCCTATGGGATCAGGGTGCTGCAATGGATTACGCCTTTTGGAACGTTGTTCCTGAAGACGCATCCACTGATGAGCCATCGTCAGGCTCTTCGTCGTGATTGTATGATTATTGAGCCAGACAAGCTGAAGTATCGCTACATTGATGATACATTCTTCGTTAGTGATCCACAGGATCGCAAGAATCGGAATAACAGCCGAGACGGTACTGAGGAAGAATTCATCACGGAAGCAGGTATGGAACTGCACCATCCGAAAGCTTTTGGATACCTCAGTGGCCTGGGACTTGACGGAACAACGTCAGCTTAAGGGTAGGGAGGGTCTTCCTTCCCTTTCTAATAGAAGGGAGATCTCTCCTATCCTCTAACTTTGGAGGAAAAAAATGGGTGGACCTTTTGTTCGAGGGGACGCTGGGCAAAGTGCTGGAGGACAGTATACCTTCAAGCCTAGCGCTGTGACGGATGGGATAGCTCAGGCTATTCCCCCCCAATGTCGATATTTCAAAATCAGCGCAGCTACTCAACTAGTTGTACAGCTTAGACTTGATCTGGTTAGTACGACTATTTGGGCCGTTGAAGGTACCAACATTGAGGATGTGGGTTGGCTCTATAATAGTAACACTGTTAGTGGGCTGATCCTCAGCTTTCATGGGTAGGAAATGTTCGGGAATATTAGCGAGAAGAATAGGCTAACGGCGCCAGCAGGGATGGGTCCTAGGATTCTTTCTGTAAATGCTGTTCATGGCTTTACGCCTATGGCTATCTGTTATGGTACGCCAGTGGGTGTTCCTGCTGATGTTCCTGGACAAGTTCCTACGGTAATGAATGTTGAGAATGATATTCTCTATACCTACACGGGAGGTAGCTGGCAACCGATTAGGCTTAGTGATACGTTCCCAACTATAACAGTTACAGGGAATGCTACTATAGGTGGTGATCTAACGGTTGATTCACCAACCTTCTATGTTGACAGCGCGAGTCATCGAGTCGGAATTGGGACACTTACTCCATCATCATTGCTTTCGCTCGCTGCCGGAACTAGCGGAACACTCGGGGTTGACATCACACCTGCTGGATGGTCTATCAAACATCATCTACATGTTCCATATGGAGGTAGCAATTCTGTTTGGGCAAACAACGTCATTTTGACAAGTGCGGTTGCTGGTAATCTTGATGATATAGCAAATTCAGGAAGTGCAATCGTTCTCGATACATCCGGCATTCTTCGGTATCTCACATGCGGAGCAGGCGGAAATCCGCGCACAATGAAATCGGTCCTTCATGTCGATACGTTTGGCAAATTTGGTATTGGGACAGCGATGCCTTCGTCTTTTCTTTCAATTGCTGCTGGAACCGGAGGTACTCTTGGACTCGATATTGCTCCTACGGGTTGGTCGATTTTACATCACTTGCATGTTCCATTTGACGGGCGTTCGACTGCCTTTGCAAACAACGTCATCCTAACGAGTAATGCAGCCGGCAATCTCGATGATATTGCAAATGCTGGAAGCGCACTGATATTGGATGTTTCTGGAGTTTTGAATTATGTCACCACATCTGCTGGTGTGAACCCGCGCACAATGGCGTCACGATTCTACATTGACAGTACTGGCAATATTGGAATCAATACGAAAGTTCCGCTCGCTAGATTGGATCTCGTTGGAGATATAATATTTGCCAACAATAAAACTGCCGCCGCCGATAAGAACGCATTTCTGATTTCCCATCAATATGATTCAGTAGCTGAGCCTGAAGGTTTTGCAATCTTTGGAACCTATGCCGGTTCTGCGGTCAATCGAATTGATATCGGGGGTGGTCATTCTGGAATAAATGCTGCCACGGAAATCACATTTCATACGGCAGTCAACGCTACTACTCGAACTGGAACGCTTGCTCTGACAATTAATTCATCGCAGGTTGCCACCTTTTCAGGAAACGTAATAGTCGATAACAACAAAACCCTTACAGTAGGGGGAGCGGCATCGACAGGAGAAACACTCACGACGTACGGTTATTATACCCGCTTCAGGGCTTCAAATGCGGAATCCCGACATGAATTTTGGAGTGGGGCTGGTGGTAGTGATGCTTCTTACAAAGTATACAATAACGCGCAGGTCTATAAAGTTTATCTCCGTACAGCCGCTCCGAGTGAGTTTCCTTTGGGAATAGTTATAGCTAGTGCAAACTTAATAGTTACTACCCCAACTACTCCAGCTTCTGCAGCGGCACCGGGAGTTACTGGTACTATCGCTTGGGATTCTAGTTACTTCTACATCTGCCTAGGTACAGGTGATTGGCATCGCGTTGCTCATTCCATTTGGTAAGCTAATTAGAAAAGAATAATGACTAAAACCCTAACACATGAAGATATCCTGAAGGCACAGATGGGCTTTCTTAGTCTATCTGGTTTCTCTTTCAAAGAGCCTCAGGTTCGCCACTCTCTCAGGCGTAATCTTCATGAACTCAATCCCTTAGTTGTGAATATTAAGACTACCCTTGATGAAATTAGGGATGACAATATTAAGAGAGGTAAGGATGGCAACCCTAAGAAGAAGATAGTTCATAAGTATAATGGTAAAGGTGTAACTGAAGATGGAGGCTGGGACTGGGAAAAAGATGGTCAAGTAATTTCTGAGATAGCTCAACGAGCCTACCTTGATAAGGAGATAGAAGTCGAAGTATTCCCGATTGAGGATGAATGGCTTTCTCCTTGTTGGCGTTATTACGTAGATAAGGAGAGATCAGAACAGTCAATAAGAGAGGAATATTTCCTTACATATAGTGATACCTGTTTCATTGAGTACGCTATAGTATATAAGGAGGAGGAGGAATCACTAGAAAACCTAGATAAACAAAAAGAGGAAAGTCATGGCTAAGCATGGTAAAGACTT